TCGTCTGGCGAAGATCGCCTATGACAATGCACTCGCCGAACTGCAGGCTGAACTGCCTCAAATAGATCGCACCGGCCGGCTGATCATCCGCAAGAAAGACCCGAAAACCGGCGAGAGAACCGGCCCCATTGACCAGGCGACGGCTTATGCGAGATGGGAAGACATCATGGATATTCTGCGGCCGGTCCTCAGCCGGTTCAGGTTCTCGCTGTCATTTCGCACCGCCAATGATGATGCCGGACGCATCAAGGTAACCGGTGTCCTGGCGCGCAGTGGGCATCGCGAGGAGACTACCATCACGCTACAGCATGATAGCACCGGCTCGAAAAACCCGGTGCAGGCGGTCGGATCATCCAACTCATACGGCAAACGCTACACTGCTGGACTGCTTCTGAACATCGTCACCTGCGGCGAGGACGATGATGGCGGCACCCGACGCGAGCCTGCCGGCAGAAAGACAATAAGCCCCGAACAACATGCCGAATTGATCAAACTTGCAGAGGAAGCTGGCGCTGACATCGCACGGTTCTGCGCTATGCTCAAGGTCGACAGCCTCATCGACATCCCGGCATTGCGGTATGAGGAAGCCAAGGCCCAGCTGTTGCGCAAGAAGAAGGCGAAGGAGAGAAAAGCCGCCGAGGCAACCTCTGACTTCCCGGGTGACAGACCTCTCAAGACTGAACCACCCAAGAACGAGTTCACCAAGGGAGGGATGCGATGAAGGTGATGAGAGAAAGACCGTCGATGACGTCTCGATATAACATCATTGAGTGCGAGCAGGGATCGCCGGAATGGTACGCCGCCCGGCGCGGCATCCCGACATCAAGTCGCTTCGGCGATATGATGGCTATTGGCGAAGGCAAGACACGCCTGCGCTATATGCGTGAATTGGCTGCCGAAGTTATCACCAATGAAACCACCGAGACCTTTTCCAACGAAAAGATGGAGCGCGGCCGCAAGTTTCAGGCGAGGCTAGAGGCGATGTACCTCTATGACAATGACGATATCCAGGTCGAACACGTCGGCTTTATCCGTTCTACATTGATGGCGACGGGCTGCAGCCCGGATGGCTTGATCGGCGATCGGGGCATGGTTGAATTCAAGTCGACCGAGCCTCATTTGCTGGTCGAAATACTGCAGACCGGAAAAGTCCCGAACCACAGGGCGCAGGTACAGGGCCAGCTCTGGATCACAGGCCGCGAGTGGTGTGATCTCGTGATAGGCTGGCCAAAGATGCCGCTCTCAGTCACCCGCATCCACCGCGATGAGAGCTATATGGCTGGTCTACGGTTGGAGCTACAACGCTTCAATACCGAACTTGATCTTCTAGTCTCTCAATTGAAAGCGAAATTATGAGACGTCGCCCGATCAAAGTCGTATGGACCGGCGCTTCGTTCGTTCCTCAGGGCCGGGAGATGACCTATTGTCAGCATATGTTCAGGGTTGGCGAGATCTTCACGATCGACCCCGAGCAGGAACGCGACATGAATTCACACCGGCATTATTTCGTCCAGCTGAAGGAAGCGTGGGAGAATTTGCCAGAGGAATATGGAGAGCAGTACCCGGACGAAGAAATTTTCCGCAAAAAGCTGTTGATCCAGTGCGGCTATTACAATGAGTCGAGCATCGTCTGCGACACCACCAATGACGCCTTCATCCTGGCTGCGTTCATGGCGGACGCGGATAGGTCAGCTACGATCAACGTGCACGGCAATGTCATTCAGAAATTTGTGGCGCGATCCCAGAAAGTGCAGTTAATGGGACGGAAAGAGTTTCAGCAGTCGAAATGGGCGGTGCTCGAATTGGCTGCCTGTATGATCAATGTCACCCCAAAACAGCTGGAAAAAAATGCCGGGAGGAGCGCCTAAAAAAGTACCTGATGAGATCGTGGCCTTTATCAAGGAGATCATCAACATTGACCGGCGCGAGCGACAGATGGCAGGCTTTATCCAGGGAACCACCCATCTGGTAGACCGGATCGCTGCACACTTTGGCCTCAGCGTTGACTATGTGCAAGACATCAAGAAATTGAAAGAACGCCGGTATGTGCGTGCGTCCCTGTTATTAGCAAACGACTGGTATACGGTTCCACTTGAAAAGCTTGAGCGAATACGTCAACGCCGCATACGTAAAGGTTTTATAGAGGGCCCCTGGAAGCCGGTCTATACGTACGGCCGTCCTGGTACGGGAAGCTTCAAACAACGACTGAGGCGCCGCGCTAAGCGATCTAAAGGGGCATTACGCAGGCTTCCCCCCAAACAACAGCATTAGAACTCTTTCGGGCGACGGTAGATGCAAAACAGGCTCTGCCCCCGGGAACAAACATGGTCCTGGTCATCCTCCGACCAATGCAGCCTCGGGTCGGAATAAGACAACATCGGAAACCCGCGGACCCTGACACCATCCTTCAGTTCTTCGACCACCCCATTGGGAACCGGGCGGCAGTCAGCCCCGCCACAGCATTGCGGTGAATACCAGCTGTGACCTTGCGCAGATGCGCATGCGCATAAAACCATCCCCATTAGAATACCGACCGCGACCTTAACCAGTTGGAATATCATCACTATCCTTCCGAGGTTCCAAATAGGCCGTTAATTTGGCAAATTAGCCGCCAATTTCTTTTTGTTCCCCCGACGTTCCGCCTCTGTTCGAACCTCGGACAAAATGCCCCCCCCCTATTTCTGTCCGGGACAGAAACTAAACGGGGGGGCGGTCATCCAATGAGCGCGGGTGCCGGGTAGATCACCTCGACGGTATCGTCGGTTCCGATCCCTAATGCCACCATCAAGCCCGGGCTTAAGTCTGCCACCCGTCCGGTGTCCTCATGTGGGCCCCAGTCTGCCGGCCATGCCAGAGCCTGCCGGCCGGTCTTGGGAGAGCGGACAAACGCCCGCAGCGTCGGATCCGCCAGCATGGTCTTGGGTGTAATTTCGTAGTCCCACCGGCAGGCGATATACGGCTTTGACGGATCGAGGCGCCTGGCAAGCCCAGACGTGCCCGGTGGCTGCTCGTCTAAAAACAGGTGGGGTGCGTCTTCGTATTCGTAAAAAAATGCAAGCCCTTCGTCCGGGTCCACACCCGTGTCAGCCGGTCCGCCGAACCAGCTGCACTTGCCGACTTCGGTTATGGCCACATTGATCTCTAAACGATCTCGTTCCTTCTCTCCCGCTTCCGCCACCGTAAGGTCCTTGCCGGCGAGCACTTCCGCGATCGCGAGGCACAGCTCATCGAAATGCTCGTGGTAGAGATCAACGTCAGCCTGCGAGTCCACAAAGCAAACCTCGATCAGCACTGCTGGGGCTGCCGTATTGTTAAGAAAAAACAGATCATCAGTATGCTTGCCACCGCGGTCTATGAAACCGGCCGTATAGGCCATCGTCGCCGATAGATCGATCGCGAGCGCATCAGCAGTCGTATAGAAGACCTCACAGCCTTTTGGCTCGTCGGTAGTCTGACCTTCCGGAAGATAGGCATTGAAATGAACGCTTGCGTCGATGTCATGCGGCCCTTGAGCATTATGAAAGTCAACGATGCGGTTCAGATTTTCCTGTTGATCGTTGCTGACATCATCATGGTATGTCACCACGTCGACGCCCAAACGCCTGAGATATTTTGCGACTTCTTCAACAACACGCCGCGCTTCATCAACTTCATCGATGATGCCCTCGGCGCCGCGGATATGCAGTCCATGACCACTGCTCATCACAATCCGTAATTTGGCATCCATGCAAACCTGCCTTTCTCATCACGCTTAAGAGGACGGTGGTTCTAATTTCTGGGAAAAGGCGCTGTCGGCACCACAAAACCTGCATCACTGGCATAACGGGCAACGCCTTTGGTGATGCGAACTTCGTCCACATAACCTTGGAATGGATATAGACCGGCGGCATCCATTCCAATTGATATCTTGGCGGTGCAATTAGCGAGATTTCTTACCGTCGTTGTGCTGCCGATCATGACGCCATCGGAATACATCCGAACCTTTGCTCCATCACAGTCGACAGCAATATGATGCCATGCATTGATGGACGGTGTGCTTGCCGGCGCCGCTATATCAAAATTATTATCCGTTACAGCAACCGCTGTATTCCATGAAAGCTGATTAACATTAAACCACAGCACCCAGGCATGCTGATTGCCAAGATGATCCCATTGCGACAGAATAAACGAATTTGCAGAACCATAAGCGAGAGGATATATCCAAAGCTCGACCGTGAAATTGCTCGTGCTGAAATACCAGTCATTGCTATCAGGCCACGTTATCGCGCCATTACCGCCATTATAAGCATTGAGCGATGCTGTCCCGAACTTTTTGTTGCCTGTGCTGATTACAGCGGTGCCGACCACAGTCGCCGTGCCATGCACGCTCGGACTTTCATCAGTCATTCCAGGCGTGGTGGTTGAGCCGTTCACGTCTTCAAAACCCAACAGCAGAACGACATTGCTGATATAGGGATCATGCGAGCCAAATACACAAAGCCCGATACTTTCATAAGCGAAACACTGACCGCCCGTACCAACATAGAAATATGAATTTGGAGCATTTTCCGATGACATCCAAACAGTGGGGACATCGGTAAAAGCAGTGCTCAATTTTCCCGAAACTGTGACATTAAACCCGGTCCCTACTGGGGTTATGGTTGCGGTGCCTACAGCGCCAGTGCCTAGAGCAGTCGGGCCACTGGCCGTGCCGGCCTGCAAATCAAGCTCGCTATAGAACCCGTAGATCGAACCACCATCTGTTATCCACAGTCTGACATAGCGGTTATTAGCGCCAGTACCGCGGGCAATCCAAAGTGAGGCCCGTATGCTTGTATTGGCGGTGACATTGACCCCTGTGTACTTGGTATTATGATTCCCATTAAGGGTATTATCTGCAAATGTGGAAGCAGTCATTGATCCGCTGGCGCCAATCGCATTATTAGGCGTATCTGTTCCCAAATTTACGTTGGGACCCGTAAGCGTCCGGGGAATACAGACGGGCGCGCCAGATGGCCAGAGCAATGGCTGTGACTGTGGTTGCATTACGTTAGTCCTGTTTCATGCTTCGTCAAATTCGCGGGCCTTTCGCCATTCAATGTTTATGGTCATGAAAGATTTGTACCAGATATGATCCAGGCCGTCGTATCGGTCTTCAGCGCCGTGCAACAGCCATATTGCGCCAATGTGCGCGAGCCCGTGGTGCCCGCACCCGCGAGATACATGGTGTCACTGGCAATGGCGATCGTCAGAGCATTGGCGCTCAGGTTCACGAACGATATGACCGTGCCAAGCGTATAGGCCACACTAGCATTAGCTGCGATGGTGAAT